CGGGTTGACGAAAAAGAGCGTCAGGTCCGCTGTAAAATCTGCGGTGCGGTTGTGGAGCCGTTTGACTGGATGCTCTCTGTGGCAAAAAGAGAAACCAGACTGGCAGATGATGTAAGGCTATTGCGCCAGGAGGAACAGGAAAGGCGGAGAAATATAGAAAAGCTGATACAGATTGAGCGTAACGCGAAAGCGCGGATACGCAGGGCGACAAAATCCAGAACTGAATAATTAAATTTAGCACTGTTAAAAATTTAATCCTTAACCGGAGGGATTTCTGCACCCTCAAATCATCAGGAGACCGCCCGAAAGGGCGGTAATGAATGGTTACATTATTTAGAAAAAAATATCCGCGAAAGAGTAGAACAACAGAATTCCTGTTTCTCATTCTGTTTATCGTGTTGATGACACCGATATCCCCGCTAATTTTTGTCTGGATAATCGGAAAAATAATTGAGCCAGTTATTGAATTGTATAACGACGTGGTATGGGCGTCATTCAACACACTGCACAATAAAATTAATCCGTATAAGGAAAGCTGATATGGCACTGACGAAAAAACAACGTGCAGAACTGCGCATGAAGTTCGGTGGTCGCTGCGCTTATTGCGGCTGCGAACTTGGCGAAAAGTGGCATGCAGACCATGTAAAACCGGTCATTCGTTTTGATGGAAATATGCTTCACCAGGAACGTGACGATATATCCAACATGGTACCAGCATGCCACCCATGCAATCTGCACAAGCATTGCAGTAGCCTGGAAGATTATCGACGAATTATCAGTGATGGTCGTCGTGAATTCCTTGCGTCCGGGAAAGGCAAAGCGCTGGTTCGTATGGGATTGGTTGAAATGAAATCTGACCCGGTTGTGTTCTGGTTTGAAAAATATCAAGAAGGGGCTACGGCATGACCACTATTACCAAAGAGCGACTGCAATGGCTGGCTAACATTTCTGGCCGCGATGATATTGACGATATAGACGGCGGTGAAATTCGTGAACTGGCGCTTATCGCTCTGGCATCACTGGAAGCAGAGCCTGTAGCGGAATGCATTGTTGAAGATGGGGGCATGTGTATTGACGGGTTCGGTGAGTATGTGGGTCACTCGCTGCCTGATGGAATGCATGAGCTTTATGCTGCCCCGCGAATGCGACAACCTGATGGATGGAAAGCCGTAGCTGTAGCGTGGAAGGTGACGTTTACTCAAGTTGACCAGGAATCTAATACGTTCACTGCTATATATTTTGACAAAGCGGAAGTTGAGTGTTGGGTACGACTGCATAAAGCATGTGATTTTCGGGCAGATATAACACCGCTTTACGCAGCGCCGGCAGTGCCGGTTGCAGTAAACGACGACATGGCTTACGCATTCCATCACGCACTGTCAGATTCATCGCTTGGCTCTGATGAAATCGAAGAAATTAAAACCGGTTTGCGTGCTGCCTTTGCCAACGTCACTATCCAACCAGAGCCGATAGTGCCGGATGAAATCGGGCCAAACGATAGTAATACGTTTGATTATGTTGATGGCTGGAACGCCTGCCGCGCTGCCATGCTTAAGGGAGATAAATAATGATTAATCGAACCAAACTGGAGCACATTCTCGAATATGCCAGGCAGCAGAAATGTATTGGGCAACTTTGTAAAATTCCACCAGGAGATATGGTTGAAATCGTGGAAATGGCCATGCGTAAGGCTGGCAACTCTCCGGTAGCTCCGGCTGGCTGGATAAGCTGTAGTGATGCAGTTCCTGCTGAATATTGCGATGTGATTCTTCTCGATGATCTCGGGAATGTATTCCCCGGTTCCTGGGATAAGGTTTTTTGCCCCACTCGTGGCGGGAATAAGATGGCTTTTGTGGACAAAGACGGCGTTGAAGTAGAGAGCTCAACTCACTGGATGCCGCTACCGGAACCACCGCAGGAGGTGAATCAATGACCTGGCCTGAGGCATTCACCACGGTAGGAATTGCGATGGCGGTGGCGCTGGTGGTGTATTCGATTTGCCGTTGGGGTTAACAAACAAAAACCCCGGATTGATGGTCCGGGGTTTTTGAAGGAAACAAAACAGAAACAGCAATTGCCGTTACCTGTTGTTACCATGGCAAGTAAACGTATCTCAGGCGAGCGCATTGCGCCGTTCTGACGCAGATAAACTAGCCTGGATAGATGGTGCTGGCAATAAAAAATAGCGTTTTCTTATCGGTGTCGGTAAGATTGCTGCGGGTGCTTGAGGCTGTCTGCCTCGGGTATGTCACTGTAAGGCAGACAGAGAAAAGCCCCAGTTAACATTACGCGTCCTGCAAGACGCTTAACATTAATCTGAGGCCCAATCTATGTCTCACAAATGTAGGTTAGCCTCTTACGTGCCGAAAGGCAAGGAGAAGCAGGCTATGAAGCAGCAAAAGGCGATGTTAATCGCCCTGATCGTCATCTGTTTAACCGTCATTGTGACGGCACTGGTAACGAGGAAAGACCTCTGCGAGGTACGAATCCGAATCGGCCAGACGGAGGTCGCTGTTTTCGTAGACTACGAATCTAGAGAGTAAGAGTGACCAGGCGGGNTGAAAATCAACTTTCGATCAGTGAAGGCGCTTCCCGATTATCTCTTCCTGAAGGCACTTTAGGACAATGGGTTACCGCCGCCAGAAAAGGGCTCGGTACTCCTGGTTCCCGCACGGTGGCTGAACTGGAATCTGAAATTCTGCAACTGCGTAAGGCGTTAAATGAAGCTCGCCTTGAGCGAGATATATTAAAAAAAGCAACAGCGTATTTTGCACAGGAGTCGCTGAAAAATACGCGTTAATCGAACAATGGCGACAACAATTTCCCATTGAAGCGATGTGTCAGGTATTTGGTGTATCCAGGAGCGGTTATTACAACTGGGTACAGCATGAACCCTCAGACAGAAAACAAAGTGATGAGCGGCTAAAACTGGAGATTAAGGTGGCACATATCCGCACTCGCGAAACATATGGAACCCGGCGGCTCCAGACGGAGCTGGCAGAGAATGGCATCATCGTTGGTCGTGACCGACTGGCACGTCTTCGTAAGGAGCTAAGGCTACGCTGTAAGCAGAAACGCAAGTTCAGAGCGACTACGAACTCGAACCACAATCTGCCAGTTGCGCCAAATCTGCTGAACCAGACGTTCGCTCCTACAGCACCAAATCAGGTCTGGGTGGCGGACCTGACGTATGTTGCCACACAGGAGGGATGGTTGTACCTCGCTGGCATCAAAGATGTTTATACGTGCGAAATTGTCGGCTACGCCATGGGAGAGCGCATGACAAAAGAGCTGACAGGTAAAGCCCTGTTTATGGCGCTCAGGAGCCAGCGCCCACCTGCCGGGCTAATCCACCACTCTGATCGAGGTTCACAGTACTGCGCATACGATTACCGGGTCATACAGGAGCAGTCTGGTCTGAAAACATCAATGTCGCGTAAAGGTAACTGTTACGACAACGCTCCGATGGAAAGCTTCTGGGGAACGCTGAAAAATGAGAGCCTGAGCCACTATCGTTTTAATAACCGGGATGAAGCCATCTCAGTAATACGGGAATACATTGAGATTTTCTACAATCGTCAGCGTCGTCACTCTCGTCTGGGGAATATCTCCCCGGCAGCCTTCAGGGAAAAATATCATCAGATGGCTGCTTAAAAAAAGAACAAATGGTAGTGTCCGCTATTGCCAGTACACCTCATCCATCACCGAAAAAAATTGGCTTTTACACCATTGGCGATAAAAGCATTTACCTGTATGACCTACGCCGCATGGATGAAATCATGGAGGCTCTTGATAATCGTTCGTCGATGGATTGGTGTGTTGCTGTTCATGATATGAATGCAGGGTTTGATGAAAAGATTTTGTTCCCCTCATCAGTTGAAAGCACTGCGGGTTAAGGAGTAACACATGACCACTATTACCAAAGAACGTATTGAATTGTTCATTAAAAACCCGCTTGAAAACGGGCTTACCCGTGGTGAACAAATGGAACTGGCACGGATTGCGCTGGCATCGCTGGAAGCAGAGCCGGTTGTGTTCTGGTTTGAAAAATATCAAGAAGGGGCTACGGCATGACGACTTTTACCAGAGAGCAGTTAATAGCTCACGCAGAGGAGACTATTGAAGCACAGAGACTGTGCATACCGGGCACAATCGACCATGACATCATCCGCACATATAAGATGGATATTGCTGTTCTGGAAATCGCACTGGTATCGCTGGCAGCAGAGCCAGCCGGTAAATTGCATGAATACAAACCAGTGGGATATCAGCGTCTGGTCGATGAGTTAACCATGCTGGTAAAGCAGTTAACCTGGCAACTGAGGAAAGCGAAGCCAGACTGCAAATTACCGGATAAGGCGATGAGTTATCTGGAGCGGAACGGACTGATAAGCGTGGAGGATATTTTACGATGACCTGGCCTGAAGCATTAACAACGGTAGGAATTGCGATGGCGGTGGCGCTGGTGGTGTATTCGATTTGCCGTTGGGGTTAACAAACAAAAACCCCGGATTGATGGTCCGGGGTTTTTGAAGGAAACAAAACAGAAACAGCAATTGCCGTTACCTGTTGTTACCATGGCAAGTAAACGTATCTCAGGCGAGCGCATTGCGCCGTTCTGACGCAGATAAACTAGCCTGGATAGATGGTGCTGGCAATAAAAAATAGCGTTTTCTTATCGGTGTCGGTAAGATTGCTGCGGGTGCTTGAGGCTGTCTGCCTCGGGTATGTCACTGTAAGGCAGACAGAGAAAAGCCCCAGTTAACATTACGCGTCCTGCAAGACGCTTAACATTAATCTGAGGCCCAATCTATGTCTCACAAATGTAGGTTAGCCTCTTACGTGCCGAAAGGCAAGGAGAAGCAGGCTATGAAGCAGCAAAAGGCGATGTTAATCGCCCTGATCGTCATCTGTTTAACCGTCATAGTGACGGCACTGGTAACGAGGAAAGACCTCTGCGAGGTACGAATCCGAATCGGCCAGACGGAGGTCGCTGTTTTCGTAGACTACGAATCTAGAGAGTAAGAGTGACCAGGCGGGAGAGTAATCTCCCGCCACCTTTGATGTGTCAGGCATCCTCAACGCACCCGCACTTAACCCGCCCATCGCTGTGATCTCTCAGCGTTTCGGCGGGTTTTTTGTTGTTTATTTCCGGTGAATTTGATTCGCGCACCTTCGCAGATAG